AGGAGTACTTCAAACAGATCACTGCCGAGCAGTTGGTGACGAAGCTCGTCAAAGGCTACCGGCGGCATGAATGGCAGAAGATGCGCGAGCGCAATGAAGCGCTCGATTGCCGCGTGTATGCGCGCGCGGCGGCAGGCCGGATCGGCATTGATCGGTTCCAGGAGAAGCACTGGGCCGACTTCGAGCGCCGGGTGGGCGCCCCTCCGGTAAAAGAAGTGAAACAAGCGCAGCAACCGCCTCGCCCGGGCGGGACGCAGACTGCGCGTAACCGGGTGCGCTTCAGGATGGATCTCTAATGGCATTCACCCAGTCCGATCTCGATGCTCTCGACGCGGCGCGTAAGCAGGGGGCGCGGCGCGTCCGTTTCCAAGATCGCGAGTTTGAATTCGATTCCGTGGACGACTACCTGAAGCTTCGGAATCTGATTCTGAATGACGTCGCACAGCAGTCCGGGCCGCAGCAAGTGCGCCAAGTCCGGATCTACACCACGAACGGTTGGGGCCACTAAAGCGCCGTGCCAATTGAAACGTTGATGACGCTCGCGCGCCAGGCCGGGCACGAGCCGATGCCGATCCCAGTCCAGCGCGTGCCGCGCACCCGCGCGATGGGGACGTTCCCGTTCGACGCCGCCGGACGCGGACGTCGCGGCATCGGATGGAATCCGCCGTCCCTCGGCCTCAACACGCTCCTGTTTTCGCATGGCCTGGAGTTGCAGGCGCGGAACCGGGACGCCGTTCGCAACAGCGCGTGGGCGGCTGCGGCGGTGGATTCGTATGTGGCGAATGCAATCGGGCGTGGGATTCGCCTGGTGCCTCACCACCCAGACGATAAGATCCGCGACCTGATCACCAGGAAGTGGAATCGGTGGACTCGCGAATGCGACGTCGAGTACGACCCGCGGAATCCCGCGTCGGGCCAGACGGACTTCTACGGCCAGCAGATGGTGATTGCCCGCGAGGTCATGGAGGCCGGCGAATGCTTCGTCCGGTTCCGGCCGCGCTCGCCGAAGGAAGGCCTCACGGTTCCGCTGCAACTGCAACTCATCGAAGCCGAGCAACTGCCGCTGTGGCGCACGGCCATCGAGCAGATGCCGCCGAAGAATTCCGTCCGGTGCGGCATCGAGTTTCAGGCCGACGGACGGCGTGCGGCGTACCACTTCTGGAAAGCGCATCCCGGCGAAACGATGTTCTTCCCGATGGAGGCGCTGTCGGTAGAGCGGGTGCCCGCCACCGAGGTGCTGCACGTCTACAAGCCGATTCGAGCGGGCCAGTTCCGGGGACAGCCGTGGCTTACGTCGGTGATTGCGAAGCTCTACGAACTGGAGCAGTACACGGACGCGGAGATCGTCCGCAAGAAACTTGCGGCGATGATCACCGGGTTCATCACGCAGGCCAGCCCGGATAATCCGATCATCCCCCCGGACCAATATCAGAACGGACCGGGCCAGACGGAGCCGGGGACACAGATCAGCAAGCTCGAACCCGGCACGTTCCAGGTGCTGAACTTCGGCGAAGAGGTGTCGTTCGCCGAGGCCAAGGACAGCGGCGATTTCAAATCGTTCATCCGGACGTGCCTGCAAGCGTTTTCGAGCGGCGCCGGGCTTGCCGAGTATCAGATCAGTGGCGACCTGTCGGGGATCAACTACTCGTCAATCCGCGCCGGCCTGCTGGAGTTCCGCCGCAAGTGCGAGCAGTATCAGCATTCGGTTTTCATCTTCCAGGTCTGCCACCCGGTTTATAAGCGCTGGCTGCGCGAGGCGATGCTGGCGCTGGTGTTCGGCATTGACATGCTGAACGCGTACAGCAAAGATCCCGAGCCATTCGAGGAAGTGCAGTGGGTAACGCCCGGCTGGCCGTGGGTCGATCCCGAAAAGGACATCAAGGCTTCTAACGACGCCATCCGCAGCGGCTTGTCCACGCGCTCTGCCGAGGTGGCGGCGCAAGGGCGCGACGCCGGTGCAGTGGACGCGGAACAGACTGCAGACAACGAGCGGGCCGACAAGCTTGGGCTCTCTTACGACAGCGATGGCCGGAAGGTCCTGACCGGGCGCAATGCCGGATTGACGGAAGCCGAGATCCAGCAGGATGCCAGCAAGGGCGAGGTGGACGTGAAGCCATGAGGAATCTGACTCGCGTGGCATCGCGGTTTGTGAACACGCCACTCATGATTCATCCCCCCAAGCTGGACGTCATGGTGCAGGCGCTGGGCCCGCGGCTGGGGATCATCCCCGTCAGCGTCGGCGTGGGAGCCGAGCCATTCGCGGCCGCGTACATGGAGCAGGCGGATGACAGCGGCTACCAGGTGATCGACGGCATCGCGATCATTCCGATCCAGGGCGTGCTAACGAAAGCGGAATCCTGGGTTTCGGCGCTGAGTGGTTGCAGTTCCTATGCGCAGATTGGAGGCTACCTTCAGGACGCGGTCAACGACGCCGGAGTGCGGGCGATCCTCCTGCAGGTGGATTCGCCGGGTGGCGAGACCACGGGATGCCTGGAACTGTCCGATTACATCTACTCCCTTCGCGGCTTGAAGCCCATCTTTGCGGTCGCCGACGATTTCGCATTCTCGGCGGCCTACGCGCTGACCAGCGCGGCCGACAGGATCTTCGTCACGCGCATGGGCGCGGTCGGGTCCGTTGGCGTCGTCGTGCTTCACGCGGAAGATTCGAAGTTCAACGGCGAGCAGGGGTTCAAGTACACCTACATCTTCAAAGGCGACAGGAAGGTCGACGGGAATCCGCATGAACCGCTATCGGAGCGGGCCGAAAAGGACATCCAGTCCGAGATTGACCGGCAGTACGACCAGTTCGTAGCGACGGTCGCGCGGAACCGGAAGGCCAGCGCGGAAAAGATCATCGCGACGCAGGCCGGCGTGTGCTGGGCGGAGAATGCCGTTCCGCTTCTGGCAGACGCGGTCGGAACACTTGGCGATGCCATGAACGCTCTTCGTCAACTGCTGGGCGAGCCGGTCCAGAAATCAACGGCGGCGATTGCCGCAGTATCCACAACCAAGGAGGTAACAGCAAGTATGCCCGATGAAACGACGATCGCCACCGAGGGTAAGAAGCCCAGCGACGGCGACGAGAAGACCAACAACGAGCCGAAGTACTGCCACGCGTGCGGAACCAAGCTTCACGCGGACGCGACATTCTGCCATGCCTGCGGCGAGAACGTAAAGGGCGACGCCAAGAAACCGGAAGGCATGGCCCCGCTCAGCGGCCTGGCTGCCGTAGCTGGCGAAGCGTTGAAGATGCGCCCCGAAGGTGACATCGAAGCCATCGGCGCACTGTGCAAGATGGCCGGATGTCCCGACAAGGCCGCGGAACTCCTCACCAAGAAGAAGTCCACCGGCCAGTACTTCAGCGTGGCGGAAATCAGCGAGGAACTGACCGCCGCCCGCGTGATCGAGAGCGAGAGGAGCATGATTACGTCCCACGTCAACCCGAACCAGGGCGCGGTTGGCTCGCTTCAGGAAATTGAAGCGCAGGCCACCACCTACGCCCGGCAGAATCGCGGCAAAGAGACTTCCAATCTTTACGCCGAAAGCGGTACCACCAAGCTGACCAAGGAGCGCGCCTACGCCCAGATGCTCGAAGAGCATCCCGAGGTTTACGGAGCGTTCGTGGCGCAGCACAACGCGAAGGGCCTGATCGCCACGCTCGAGCGGGCCGGCGTTCGCCTCGCCCGGTAGGGCGAAAGGAGATCGACAGAAATGGCATTCGAACAGACATTACGCACAGTAGGGCTTCCGGCGGCTGCGGACCTCACGAGCGGTGGAACTGTGAATCCGCAGTTCTACTTCGTGACCACCAACGCGTCCGGACAGATCAACTTCACGGGCGCTGGCGCCGTTGCCGATGGCGTAGTCCAGGACAAGCCCAACGCACAGGGAGTCGAGGGCGAGGTCGCCATCCTCGGCATCACGAAGCTGGTGACCGGCGCTGCCGTTACTGCCGGCGACCCCCTGATGGCCAACGCCAGCGGCCAGGCCATCACCGCGACCGCCGGCAATTTCGTGCGGGCGCGCGCGCTGGCTTCCTCGGCGGGAGCTGGCGTGATCATCCCCGCCCTGCTTCTCGGCCCGTACAAGATGTAGCCGTCAGCGAGCCGCAACAACTCAAAGGAGAAATAAGAAATGCCTCAACCGACATTGCAGGACGTTCACGTCAACCGACCGCTGACGAACATTTCCGTGGCTTACCTTCAGGAGGCCGCCGGAGTCGAATTCGTCGCGGACAAAGCCTTTCCGGCGGTCCCGGTCGAAAACAAAAGCGATCTCTACTACACCTACGCGCGGGCCGACTTCAACCGCGACGAGATGCAGAAGCGCGCGCTCGCCACTGAATCTGCCGGCACCGGCTACAATCTGAATTCCACCGGCACCTACAACTGCGACGTCTGGTCGCTGCACAAGGACGTGGACGACCAGATCCGCTCCAACAGCGACTCGCCGCTTGCCCCCGACCGCGACGCCACGATCTTCCTGACCCAGAAGGCGCTGATCCGGCGAGAGAACCAGTGGGTCTCGAAGTTCTTCGGCACCGGGATCTGGACCAACCAGGCCAGTGGCCAGGCAACGGCGGATTCTACCCACGTCGTCTATTGGGACTCCGCGAACTACCCCAATGGCAACCCCATCACTGACATTCGCCACGCGAAGACCCAGATGCGGCTGTCGAGCGGCGGCTTCGCGCCCAATATCTTCGTGGTCAGCCGCCCGGTATTCGACAAGCTCATCGACCACCCGGATTTCATCGACCGCACCAAGTACGGCCAGACCGCACCCAACCCGGCGGTGGCCACCCGGCAGATCATGGCCGAGATTCTGGAACTGGAAGATGTTCTGGTCATCGACGCCGTGTACAACCAGGCGGCGGAAGGCGCGACCGAGTCCAACGCGTTCATCGGCGGCATGAGCGCCGCGCTGTTTTACCGCCCGAAAAACGCCGGCCTGATGACTCCCAGCGCTGGTTACGTGTTCAACTGGACTGGCCTGATCGGGACCACTGGCGGCGCCGGTGTCCGTATCAAGACGTTCCGCATGGAGCACCTGGCTTCGGATCGCGTGGAGATCGACTCGGCGTTCGATATGCGCCTGGTCTCTGCGGATCTCGGCTTCTTCTTCAACAACGTGATCTCGGCGGTGTAGCCATGATGCTTCGTCGTGAATCGTGGGCGCGGCTGACCAGGGGCGGGGTTCCGCCTCTGTACGTCCTGCGCCCGTTGCAGGGCTTTACGCCATCTGACATTGGCGACGAGTATCCCGCGCCCGCCGCCACAAACAAGGTCCAGTTGATGCGGGCGCGGCAACTCTACGAGCAGCGCCGGATCGGGACTCAGCCCGAAGCGGAGCGGACGCTCTCCAAGCTTCCTCAGCATGAACCGGCCAAGCCTGGAAAGGAAAAACGATTTCAAAGTGGAAAAAACGCCCGTTAACGCTCCGGAGTTTCAGAGCGCGGGTCCGCAGCCGAACTTCAAGGGCAGCTACCCGTCGAAGCAGAAGCAGTTCCTGTCGGCGGTGCAAACCGGAAACGGCGCGCAGCAGAGTATCGCGCACGGCCTGGGGGCGGTGCCCGCTGGCGTGCTCGTCTCCTGCGCCGACAACAGCGGCAGTGCCAACGTCTTCACGGTGACCGAGGGCGCGCACGACGCCACCAACGTGAAGGTGACCGTGACCAACAACGCCAAGTATAAGATCCTGGCCTGGCTCTGATTCCGATGAAAGCAAAATCGTTCGGCAAAGTCTCCGTTCCGACGCCCGGCACGCCAGTTCCGGTTAGCACTGACACGAACCTGCGCGTCGAACGGATGCGCTTCGCGGCGGCCATCGGCGATACAGGCCGCGTGTTCCTGGGTGTCTCGGGCCTGACCAAGGCGAACGGCGCGGGCGTGGTCAAAGAGTTCTGGCCCACCGGTGCTGGTGGCGGCGTTGCGGATGCTTACGAGATCTGGGCGGAAGATGCGCGCCACTTGCTGCGGCCGTCCGACTACTACGTCGACGCCAACAACGCGGGCGAAGGACTGATCGTCGCCTACTGGACGTGAGATGCCGAACTGGCCCAGCATTGAAGCCTTCGTGGACGGCGTGATGTTGCAGACGTTCGGCGAGCCGGTGGTGTACCAGCCGGTTCAGGCGGGCGCAGCGCAGGGGAATCCGTTCACGGTGACCGCCATCCGCCACCTTCGTGTGCGTGAGGAGTCGGGCGCGGTGGCGAACTTCGAGGAGATCTCGGTGAATCCGACTGACTTCTCGAATCCGCCGGTAAAAGGCGATTGGGTGACGGCCTGGGGCACGCAGTACGTGGTGACGACAGTGCGCCAGTCGGACGCCTACGGCATGCTCAACCTGGCACTTCTTCAACGGTCGTGATCAATCCGAAAACAATACTCGGCGAGTGGGTGACTGCGCTCCAGTCCTGCCCGGACCTGGTCACCGCGATCGGCGGCGACGGCGACAACATCCGCGCGTTCATGGAAGGGCTGGCCAACGATAACAATCTGCGGCTGGCCATTCTGCAGATGCCGCCCGGCTCGATCCTCATCGCGTGGAACGGCACCACGCCGCGGCGTCTCACTGGTGGGGCGCTGCATTTCGCCCATCGCTTCGCGATTTACTTGCGGGCGCCGGAACAGGAATCGACTGCTACGTATGCCGATCTGTTCTGGCTGCTGGTGAGCGCCAGACCGACGGGCGCTCCATCGTGGGAGTCGCTTCTGCATTTGCAGATCGATCCCGATTGCTACCCAATGGACATGGACCTTCCCTCCGCGCAGCGAAACACGGTTGTGGTGAGCGCGGATGGGGCGACGCTCGACTATTTCGAAGTTCAGGCAACGCTGGTGGAACAAGGTAATCCCGGCGGGGAATGAGGAGAACGGTATGGATTCAGTTTTCATGCGCTCGCCCGAGGGCGAGGTGAAGGAAGTCGAGGCGACCACCGATAAGCTTACGATTTTGATGAGCGCTGGATGGCATCAGGTTCTCGCTCCGGTGGCGTCACAGAAGCCTGTAGTTGTGGCTGAGGAGGAAAACCAGCATGGCTAATATCAGCGAACTCCTGAACGGTTGGGGATTCGGCAAACAGACCGCCATCGGAACGGCGAATCTGGTCGCCACCATCTGGCGTCACACGAATCTCAATACGAAACCGTGGGCGAAGGTCCCGGTGAACGAGGATGACCGGGCGGAAATCGGCAAAGGCCACGAGTTCCCGACCCAGCTTTTCAAGTCGCACTACAACATGCCGGCCTACGAGCTCTCGAAGTATGCCTCGTCGGAGTTCCTCGCGTGGGCGCTGTCCTTCTCCATGGGCAACGTCGTTGTGAGCGGCAGCGGTCCGTACGTTTACACCATCGTTCCGGCTCTGGGAGCGACGAACCTCACCGGCCTGGAGCTGCCCTACTTCTCGTTCGTGCAGCAGATCCGGCCTGGTGGCTCCGCGGTGTTGGACGAAATGCTGGTAGGCTGCGCAGTGAAGGGCTGGAAGCTCTCTATCAAGAACTCGCCTGGGCGCGCCAGCGCGATGTGCGCGGTGGAGTGCGTCACCACCGGCCAGTACACTTCCCCCAGTGGCATCACGCTGCCAGCCATTTCCACGCCGCATGAGTTCAACGCCGGCATGATCAGCGCTCTGACCTTCAACGGCATCAATTACCTTACCGGCGGCAGCGCCAAGCAGTTCGTGTCGATGGAGGCGTCCTGGGAAAACAACTTCCGGCCCGGCTTCTTCCCTGGCTCGGGAGCCCAGGATGGCTACCAGATCCAAGGGCGTTTCGAGTGGGGCGACCGCGCCTTCGCGGTCCAGTTTGTGGTGCGCGTGCAGGCGGGCTCGACCGAGTACGCGAACCTGATCAGCCTGACCACCGGCACTGCCACGTTCACCATGACACGCGACGCCAACAACTCGTTCACGATGCTCATCCAGAAGATGGGCTTCAACGTCGCCGAACTCGGAAACACGGATGGCATCGTGACGCTCCAGATCACCGGCGTTCAGCTTTACGACCCCACCAACGGCATGGTGACGATGACAGTTACCACGCCGCTGCAGGGCATCTGCCAATAGGAGATTCAAATGTTTGACGCAAGCAAGCCGTTTGTGGTGCCGATCCTGTCGGGCGGCGAAAAGAGCTGTGAGGTGCGGTTCCCCTCCGATGAGGAGTGGTGTGCCTGGGCGCGTGCACAGCGCACTGTGCGTCATTTCCTGGGACGTGGGAAGTCGCAGAGCGAGGACGTGGACCTGCCGAAGATCAACTCGGAGTTGTTCACCAAGGTCCGCACCGACAAGGACGGCCCCGCCTTCGATGATGCTGAAGCCGGCATGGTGATCGGCCGGATCGAGCGGTGCGCCGTGGCCAACGTCGAGCGCGAAGGAATCAATTACCGGATCGAAATGAAAGTCCCCGGTACCCGCGTGGTTCACGTGCTGCGGATGCCGACCGCCAAGGAGATGCAGGACCACGAGCGGGCTTCGACCAGTGTGGTCGCGGCGCGGCGGTCCATTGAGACGCGGGCGTTCCTGGAGCCGAGCGGCGCGCTCTACGACAAGCTGCACATCTCGCACGACGGCTATGCTGGCGCCGTGCCGATCGTTCACAAGTCGGCGGCGGTGTCCGAAGTCATCGCGCAACTTGCCATCGAGGCCGACGAAGACCCGGAATAGCCGCGCCCGGCGACTGGCCGGAGGAGCCGGGCGTGCGATTCCTGATCCGGTCGGTGCTGCACCAGGGCGGGCTGTGCGGGCCTGACGAAGAGTGTCCCGACCGCGTCTTCCGTTGCCGGCGGTGCGGCTACTCTGCGCCGACGGAGTTGGATGGCTGCCTCGCGTGCGGTGCAGACTGGAAAGCCATCGACGTCAGCCACGGGCCCGGCTGTCCTAAACATCTGCTCGAAGAAGCGATGGATACACCGAATGGCGCTCTCGTTCGACGGTGCTTCCGCATTCTGACTGCGAAAAACATCGGGCTCACGATCACGCTGGCGGATATCACGGAAGAGGAGTTCCGGGTGCTGGAACTGATCGAGGTTGAGCGCCAGGAGCAGAACAGAAGCGGAGAGACCGCGCCGGGGCCGAGGCAAGCGGTATCAGTCAGAAGTAATTCAGCCGTCAATCCTGCGTGAGACCCAACCAATCCCGCACGCCCGCCATAACCGCTGCCATTTGGTCTCGCGTGAGTGCGCCGATCTTGCGGATCGCCCAGGCTTTCGGGTGTGTCGATATGCCTTGAACCAGGAAGGCGCCCTGTTGAAGGAAGGGGGCACGCACGGAGATTTCAAAGGGAGAGCCGCGAAGCTGAGTCGTGTGAGGGACGACGGTAACGATGGCGCGATCGGCATCGCCATAAGCGACACTCACAACCAGGACGGGACGGGTCTTGGCCGCCATCCCGAGGTCGAATAGCCACACCTCACCTCGTGCCGGCTGCATTCTCTTCCTGGTCGAGGAAGGCGAACATCGCCTTGCCGGCTTCGCCAATCTCCTCGTCGGAGATCGGGCCGGAGTCAAACGGCAATTCACGGGTCCGCCGCATGATTTCCACGGCGAATGCCTGCTTGTCGTCGGACGGCAGCGCCTCGAAAGCATCCAGGAGCTGGGCAGTTTGCTCGCTCATACCTTCAAGGTAGCTTCTTCCTAGTTTCTCGGCAAGTCGGGGGTTGCCTGGTGCTCCCGTCTTCCACCGGGCCTTCCGGTCTTGCTCGAACCACCCAATGGTGATTCCATGCCCCGATTTCAAACTGTCATCCGCCGCGCTCGCTTCGTGTACTCGCCCTACAACGCCACGGAAATGCAGGGCTTCGCGCAGGTGCTGGCGGATTCGATCCGGGCGCGCATTCAGAGCGGGCGGAACATCTATGACCAAGCCGCCGCGCCACTGAAACCGGGGCTGCCGGGTCGGCGCGGTTACCCCGATTACAAGGCGGCGCGCGGTCTCCAGCCCATCCGCGATTGGACGTGGAGCGGGCACACTCTGCGCTGCCTCAAGGTACTGACGGCGAACGAAAACCGCGCGGCGATCGGGTTCCTGGACGAAGCCCTCCCCGGTCGGCGAATGACGGCTTCGCAGATTGCCGCCTTCAACAACCGCCGCGAGGCTCAGTGGGGTGTATCGCCGCGCGACCGCCAGGCCGTGCTCGCGGCATTTCAAGCGCGTCCCTTCGTGATGCTCAAGGCAGCGTAAATGGCAGACCAAGCGGAACGCGTAATCCTCGAAGCCGAGGACCAGGTCACCCCGATAACGGACAAGGCCAACGCCGCCCTCGACGGCTTCGAGAAGAAAGCGGAATCGTCGCACGGCAAGGTCATCCGAATTTCGGATCAGACGCGGTCCAGCGTCCAACGGCTCATCGCCTCCCTCGAAAAGCAGGCCGAGACTTACGGCAAGAGCGGCGTGGACCGGCTAATCACCCAGCGGGACCAGCTCCTACAGCGATACAACCGCGAGCCGCAGGCCATTGACGCGATCACCAGATCCTACGAAAAGATGATCGCCATGGAGGAGAAGGCCGCGCGCGAAGCTGTCGCGGTCAAGGCGGCCAAGGAAGCCGAAGAAGCGCTACGGAAGCAATCCGAAGCCATCACATCGTTCGGCGACCGGGTCAGCCAATTCATGGAGAATCCGCTCCAGGGGGCGAAGGGCGCTCTCTCGTCCGTGCTGACGACTCTTGGTCCCTTTGGTATTGCCGTCACGGCTGGTGCTGCTGTATTGGGCACCATTGCGGCGTCCGCATTCGAGGCTGCGAAGAGTCTCGGCGAATATGGCACCCGCGTGAAGGACGCGGAACTGCGCACCGGCTTGACCGCGAAGGAAGTCGGACAGTTCGGCTTCGCGGCGCGCGCGGTCGGACAGGACATCTCGATTGTCGAGCGCCTGATGCGTGGTTTGTCCCAGGCAGCCGACGACAATTCCAGGGAAGGCGAAAAGGCGCGGGCCACCTTGCGCGGAATGGGCATCGATTTTCACACTGCCACCGGAGAGATGAAGCCCACCTCCGAGATTCTGACGGAGATCTCCGAGGGTCTGAACAAGCTCCCGGAAGGCCTTCAGCGGGACGCCGCCGCCATGGACCTGTTTAAAAAGGTTGGCGTCGAGGCGATTCCGTTCATGACGGAACTCAACGAGAACCTGCGCGTCGCCCATGAGCAGGGGTTCGGGCCAACCGAGGAAGACATCCGCCGCTTTGCCGAATACCAGCGTGAAGTGACCGTGCTCGAGACCAAGTGGGACGCCCTGGTCCGCAAGTTCAAAGAAGGGCTGGTCGTCACCGTTACCTGGGTCGGGAAGGGCGTCGACTGGTTCCTCAATAACATCTCGACTGCTGGCGATGATGAACGGCAGCGCCGCGAAGAGGAACAGGCGATGCAGGATGCCGCCGACATTCGGGCGGCGGGCGGCATTGGGGCGAAGATGTCGATCTCCGGTCATCGTCAACAGGTGGCTGACGTGGAGCGACAGGCTCCCGAGATCATGAAGAACCGCGACGCCACCTTGAAGCGCATCGAGGATTTGCGGGCCCAACAGCAAGGGCTGGTCGGCGATTTCGGCATCCTGCAAGCGATTGCGCCCACCCGCGACGAGGAGGCTCGCGCGAAGCGTGCGGACGACATTCAGGGCCAAATCCAGCAGTTGCAGAAGATGCTGGGGGATGCCGAGGCAGCCACCAAGCGGACAGACCTGCGGGCAGGCAAGGAAGAAACGGATCGAATTCGCGCCCGGTTCTTCGGCACGCACGACGGCATGGAGAAGGCCTATGCCGACGCCAAGAAGGACGTTGAGCGGCTCCAGAAGCAACTGCTCGAACCCGACAAACCGTTGACGAAGGCTCAGGCGCAGGATCTGGGGCAACAACTCCAGACCGCCGAAGCTACCGAATCGCGTCGCAAGGCCGCGCTGGATGCTGTCGCAAAGGGCGCAGAGCAACTCAAGGATTTCCGCCGCCAGGCCGCCGAGTTCGAAAAGAAGGGCGATGAAGCCGAGCTCGATGCGATCGGCAAAATCTACTATCAGCGCGACCAGCTTCTGCAGCAGGCCGCGAAGGTGAAGGCTTCGGAATCGGAAATCGCGGCGATTCGCAAGTCGGCGGACGAGCAGGCAGCCGTCCTGTCGAAGAAGGCGTGGGAGGAGTTCGAAAAGTACGCCGACAAACAAGCGGCCGAGCAGAGCAAGAAGCTGCTCGCCCTCATGCTGCCTTCCAAGGAGCAGATGAAGGAATGGGAGGAAGGCTTCGCCGCGCAGGAGCGGATCGAGGACATTGGGGTCCAGGCGCAGCGCGATGAATTGCGGCGGCGCGCCGCGCGGTCCGCGCGCATGGCGGAACTGACTGTCGGCCAGGAGACGCCGATGGCAATGTCTGAGGCCGAAAAGCGGGAGCAGTCGGCGCGAAAGGAAGAGGCTGCGGCACAGCATGCCTACCAGATCCGGCTCGATCTGGCCGTCCAGTTGGCTGGCATCGAAGCGGAGCGGATATCGAAAGAAGAGAACGCGGCGAAGCGCTCCGTGCTGGCGGCGCAAGCGCAGAAAGATCTGTTTACGGAAATCGCCCAGGCGCAGGATCAGCTCGAGGAAAAGCAGGCGCAGCTCCAGCAGAAACGCCAGCAGGAGATTCAGTCTCAGTTCGACAACCTACAGAAACAGGCCGAGAAGCTCTTTGACGTTCTGTTTACCACGCCCAAGAACTTCGGCAAGGACCTGCTGAATACTGTCCACGCCGCGGTGCTCAAGCCGGTGACCGAAACGCTGGGCGGCATGGCGGCGAACGTCCTCCATCCGATCATCTACGGAGCGGACGGGCAGGGCGGCCTCGCGGGCATTCTCAAGGGCGGCAAGCAGGACCCGGTGCGCGTGTCCACCGATCAGAATACCGCTGCGACCATGCAAAACAGCGCGGTGATGGCGGCACTGACGGCCATCCTGGCCGCAGGCATGGGAGTGGCGGCTCCGTCCCTGCAGAGTGGCGCCACCGGCGCTGCGGGAGTTTTGGGAATCTCCATCCCATCGATCTCTGCGCCAGCCAAGATGAGCCCGCCTATGGGGACGGGCGGCTACTCCCCGGCTCCTTGGAGTTCCGGTGGTATCGTTCTCGACCCGCTTGCAATGCTGTTCGGCGGCGGCACGCGTAGCGCCTCCGGTGCAGCTGGCGGTGGAACGGGGGGCGTCGGGACGGATCACTCTTGGTCGGGCACGCCCACCGGTGGCTACACTCCCGCTCCTTGGGCTGCTGGCGGCGGAGATTGGTCCGGTGCATCGGCGGGGACGCCGACGTTGAATCGGGCGCCGGGCGGGACGGGCGGATTCAATCCGCTCGCGATGTTGTTCGGCGGTGCGCGCGGCGGCGCGGCTGGCGGGAGTGGGCCGAACGGCCTGGCGGGAATCGTCAGTAGCCTTAAGCGCACGAACTGGGGGAGCTTCAATCGGAGCCCGTCTAATCCGATCTACGGCACCGATGAAAACGGCAACGACGTCCAGACCGGAGACTCCGGTGGCAAGATCACGGGTGTAGGTGGCGTGGCCGGGGCCGCTATGCTGGCGGGCGGCACCATGCTTGCGCAACAAGGGCTGCTGGGGAGCAGCCGTGGCACATGGACGGGAACAGCGGAAGGGACGGCGGGCGGGGCGGCCATCGGGTTCCAGATGGGAGGCCCGTTGGGCGCGCTGATTGGCGGTGCCGCCGGTTTCGGCATCGGCATCGGAGAGATGATAGCCGGCGTCAAGTCTCCGCAGAGGGAGGCGCACGACGACATCAAGAGCATCTACGGTGTCGATATTCCCCAGAACAGCGGCACGATCAAGCAGGTGGTCCAGATTGCGCAGTCGCAGTTCGGCGGTCAGATCGCGGTGGCGGTGCGCTCCCCGAGCGTCCGTCAACTCGTGATGCTGTATTCGGAGGCGACCGGCCAGAAGATGCCGATGTCGGCCACGACGCCGTATGCGGGGAGCCTGGTGGAGCAGGGCGGCAAGCTCTATCAACAAGCCAGCTACCAGGATGGCCAGGCCCACGCCTACGCTTCGAACATTCCAACGCTCGGCGGCATCGCGGCCGGAACCTATCCCACTCCCGGCGGCCCGAACACGGCTGGCGGCAGCGGCGCGACCTACCTCTCTCTGAACATTAGCGGCAACGACGCCGCGAACTTCATGACCGGCCAATATGTGACGCCGCAGTTCGTAACCGACCAAGCCATGGCGGCGCAGTATTCGAGCTACGGGCGCACGCAGCAGTCGGCCAACATGCAGCTACCCGGATTGACGGTGGCGTGATCCCGTATGCCAGGCAATCTCGTCCAATCCGCCCCCAACGGGGTGCTGCCGGCGTCGCTGTGCACCGCGTTCACGGAACTGCGCGAGTATGCTCAGCTTCAGAACCAGTATCACGACGGCACGGTCCAGCGGTCGCAACTTGCCCAGACTTCGCGCCGGACGTTCCGGCTCAGCAAGCGATTGAGCGCATCGGTGCTCTCGGCGCTGTACAACTTCTGGGTGTCCCAGAACGCTGGCCTGACGCCGTTCGCCTTCTACAACCCGTTCGACGTCGCGACGGGCCAGCAGATCGGCAGCAACTACGATCCGACCGGCAACAGCACGCAGGGGCGCGTGACAGTCGTGTTCCGCGGCAACTGGGCGCAGGCTACCGATGTCGCGCGGACGAACGTGCAGGGGCTGGAACTGGTGGAGGTGGCGTAGATGTCAGACCAAATCGGCCGCATCGCCGTCCCCACGGTGCTGAACTCCGGCCAGACATTCCCGCTCACCACGCAGTACCCCTTCGGCTTCTCCGTAGAGCGCCCGGTGATCGTACACCGCTTCGGCAGCCTCGACGCGAAGCAGGAACAGCGTTACTACGTCGGCATCGGTCCGCGCAAGTTTCAGTTCAAGCGGCCGAACGTGGGCTGGACGGAAGCCAACCAGCTCAAGGCGTTCTGGGAAGCCATGCAGGGGCCGTGGAAAGCGTTCACCTACAACGTTCCCAACCCCGGCGGCACGACCACCGGCGTGCTGGTGACCTTCGAGCAGGCGCCGATCTCGTTCGAATACCTGCGCAACGCTGTCCAGGTCGGACTGAATCTCATCGAGGTCGTCGATCCGACGCAGGCCCCCACCTACGCGGTCAACTCCACCTGCCTGCGATTCCCCTCGACCGCGCTGTCCACCGCCCTGCTCTCCGAAGTCCAGCAGATCGTCCCCCTGGTCCACATCCGCGTGCGCGAATCCGCGGTCCCCGACATCTATGTCTCCGACCGGCGCGTCACCGTGGGCGGGCAGCTATACCTGCCGCGCCTGATCGGAATCGGCGAGCCTGGCTCCGACGTCCTGATCTCCCAGGACATCAAAGGCACGTCGGACAACGTCCGCTTCACGTTTGGCAACGGCGACCGCGTGATGACGCAGCTTGCCAACGACACCGACTTGAAGTACGCCAAGATCGATCTCTGCCTCTTCCATGTGAACTCCGGGATTCTGCTGCAACTCTGGAAGGGCGTCATCCAGAACTTCACCAGCGATGGCACGCCGATCTTCCCGGTGACCTGTTCCGACGGCTTCTTCCAGATCATGAACCAGTACCCCGAGCGGCAACTGAGCCGCCAGTGCTGGAAGAGCTACAACGACGGCGTGAACTGTCCGTGGGCCTCAAGGGGTCGCAGCGCAGCGGCGGTGACGGCGGCGGGCGGCGATCCCACAAGCTGCGACTATTACCTCGAATCGGCGAACGGTTGCCAGGTTCACGGCATGGCTCCCTATTTTGGCGGGCATCAGGCCGACCCGCAGGGCGTCGTCATCAAGGACGATTCCACCGGCTTCCTCGGCTTCGGGCGCAACACCGTAACGGCGACTTCGATTGTTTCGGACACGATCTGGGGTCTGGCATTGCCCGAGATCTGGTGCAACAGCGGTGGGAACCCACTGTTTGCTTTTCTGGCCACGGCCTTGATGGTCGATTACCGCGACGAATCGGGCTATGCCGACTCGCTTGGCATTCTCAGTGCCGGGCCTCTCGGCGGGTTCGCCGCGTCGATGGTCGTCACGAACGCCGACGGCTACCGATACGTGGTGGCACCGATGGTGGATGGCTACACCTGGCAGGGTCTGAAGGTTGACGGCAACCTGAACGTCACGAAATACCAGCCGGGCATGGGGCTGCGCTACGTCACCGGCAGCGACCCGGCCAACCCGGGCACCGACTATTTCTCGCTCGGCCAGGGATCGCCGCAGGTTTGGGAGCCGAACGTGTATGCGGCGGGTACGGCAGCGTGCGAGATTCGCATCGTCAAGTCCACTACAATTCAGCCGAGCACGCCCGACCAGCACCAGATGACCGTCCCGATCGACTACGGGATGTGGGGCTGGACGTGGGACCAGAACGGTAACCGCACGGCGGTCAGAGGCCTCATCAATCCGTTCTGGATCGCCGTCAACATGCTGCTGCGCGCGATGGGCTTGTATGGCGATCCGTCCACCGGCTCGAATCCGGCCGGCGGAAGCGGCCCGACGTCGTTCGCGCAGCTCGCCACGTTCGTGCTGCCGTCGCTGATAGTGGGCGATGGAAGCGGCGCGGCCGAGATCGCAGCGGACCAAGTCGGGGCCATCCTTGGAAGCGGTGTGGAGACGCAGTTCCAGTTCCAGGGAATCATCAGCAGCCAGAAGCCGTTTCGCGATTGGCTCACCGAAGTGCTCAATTGCTGCCTGGGATTCTACACCTGGGAGTTCGGGAAGCTGAAACTCGGCTGCCGGATCAACGCCAGCGCGGTGGATGCTTACACCCTCGCCAACTCTCTGTTTCAAAGCCTGCGTCTGACACCGATTCAAGCTGGCTTCGAGCACTTGGTGCTTTCGTTTGCCGACGTCGCCTATCAATATCAGGCGAACACGGCAGAGTATTGCGATAAGAGCCACGCGGCGTATTACGGGCGCGCCGGGTCTCCGCTCACCAGCCAGATGCACTCGGTGGGGTGCTCGTCACTCAGCCAGGCGTTGCGCATCGCAGCCACTCGCACGCGCGAGGAGATCGGCGGCGTGAATCCCGCCGAGTGGCGCGATGCGCGGGCGGCCGCATGGCAGACCACCCTGCTCGGTCTCGGCAACGAGGTCGGGCAGGTGGTCTCGATGACGCATCCCGATGTCCCCGGACTTCATGGAACCTGCAACGTCACCGGCACCTCGGTCACCTGGGCCAGCGGCGATGCCTTCGACACGTCCATGGAGAACAAGGAAGTCCTGATCAACGGCGTGCAGGTGCTGATCACGGGCTACACGACGGACCCGACCTACCGTACGGTGACCGGCTTGCTCCTGGCATCGGCACCGGGCAACGGGACCAATCTTCCGTTCCAGATTGTGACGATGTCCTTCAGGATTCAGCGATGGAGCCTGAAGAAAGACTGGTCGGTGCAGATCGAGGGGCAGACAGTCACCGATTCCATGTACGATCTGGACGTCGGCCCGAAGCCGATGGACGTCGTGCCCGGCCCCCTGCCGCCTCTGTTCTATTCGATTCCCCTCGGTCCGGCGTGGGCGCCATATCAGGTGCAGGCGGCGGCGAATGACGCGCTGTTTCCCGGTGAGTGGACCTTCGATACCAATCAGTCCTACGCGCAGATGGCCGACGGCAGCATGCTCGCGAACCTTGTGGTGACCGGGAAGCTGCCGGTGAACGAGTTCAGCGCCACCGGCGCGGGTGCGCCCGGAATCGGATCGATCACGCAGTCCGCGACGGGCGGGTCCTTGCCGGCCAACGTGACGCTGCGAGTGGCCATCTGCGCGGTCGATTCAAACGGGCTTCCCTCGGCCCCGTCGAACATCGTCATCATCGGGACCGGCGCGGCGGCGGGCGGCGCGTTCACACTGGAAGGCGTCACTTGGCCGGCGGTCGCGGGCCTCGTTTCCTACGTGTTGTTCGTCGCGACCCAGGACGATCTGATTTGCGCACAGGCCACCGGCGCGTTGACGGCGGGGCCGAACAACACGTACACACCCGGGTCGATCACGTTCGGCGGGCCGCTGGTGCGCTCGACGTGGGCGTTGCCGTCTCCCTATGTCAGCAAGGTACGGCTGAAAGCCAAGCACCTGATTCACGGCGGGATCATCGGCGCGCCTGTCGACAGCGTCTCAACCGGAGCGCTGGTGGTCGGGTACCTGAAAGGCAGCCCGCCATCCAGTAATCCTTCGTTTACGCCGGTGGGCCGCATCATCTCAATCATCGGCAGGCCGGAAAGCGCCACGCCGTATTTTAGTGCGACGGTCACTTCGTGGGATTCCAGCACCGGAACCATCGGCGTCACTCCCGACCCGAACGGCATCGTGCAGGCGGGCGATTGCTTGGTTGTCCGCTACAAAGCCGACGCGTCGAATTCCGCCAACCCCACTTCCATAACGGATTCCGGGTGCCAGAACATCGCCTATCCCGGTGGGATGACGCCCGGTGCGGAGGTCGGCAACTTGGTGCGGGTGATAAAGGGTGTCTCGCGGGGGACGCCGCCGCGAAAGATCGTCGCGAACACGGCGACCGCCATCACGTGGGACCTCCCGATGGTCATCAATCCCAGCGATGTGTGGATCATCGAGGAGCCGACGTGGCCGTACTCCTGCGATACGACCTCGCTCGACAACGGCAACCCGCTGGCGGTGACCACGATCAACATGCCCACCGGCAATTTCGTGGACGAGGCCCTCGTGATCGCGGGTTTCACGGTCGATGTGAACGGCAATGAGTCGCCCGACGGCGACGCGCCGATCCGCGAGGACTGGGTGTTCGGCGCGGAAGGGCTCTCGAAAGTTGCCGGCCTCGTCTTTCAGATGCAGGGCACGCTTGGTGTGGAATCCAACGCCGCGCAGTCTCTCTATTTGAACCGCCCCGTCACTGTCGGCGACGTGAAGGCTTACATCCAGGCCGCGCCCACCGGCGCGGCGATCACGTTCACGATTTACGTCGGAGGCGCGGCCTGGCTCACGCTTACCATTTCCGCCGGCCAGACGGCAGTGGTCGCCACTCCATCGCAGATCGGCGCTCTTACCGAGATTCCGGCGAATACGGCGGTATCGATTGGCATAACTGCGGTGGGGACCACGTTCCCCGGCTCGAACCTCTCGGTCTTCATCTACTCGTAAAATGGATCAGATTTACAAGCTGCAGCCACATCGCACGATGGCGTTGCAGGGCTTTGACGATTACGGCGCGGCTGCGGCACTGTGGGGTGCGTCCGACACCGGCTTCACCGTTTCCGGCGTGTTCCGCGATTTGGCCGATTTCGCCGTGCTGGTCCTGTTCCAGAAAGACGATCCGTTCGGCCACCCGCTGTTCTCGTATCTTCCGGATGGCGATCTCACCGGCCTCGTACTCGATTTCGACGTCACCTGGCAAGGCATTCAATCCTGGGAATCGCTCAAGAGCGCGTGGACCGACTGGAACGCGCTCGACTACTCCGTCAACGGCGTCGGCCACACCGACGTGAAGTGGATCGGCACGACGGGCATCACGATCACATGCAACACGACTGGGCGCGCGGGGGCATCGGCCACCTTCACGCTCAATCAAGCCAGCCCGCAGGCTGGCGACAAGGTCACACTTTGGTATCAGAACCAGTCGTTCATCAGCCCGGCGATCATTCCCGGCAATCCGACCACCGACCAGGCTCTGTGGTGGCAGGGATCGGTGGCGACCACCGACCAAGCGCTGTGGTGGCAGGGGAACGCGGCCTATAACCATTGGGTCAAGATCGGATCGAACACCTATTCCTGCCTCGAGGGATCGCTGAACAGCGCGGGCGTCGCAAGCAACGTCGCCGCCCAGATCAATGCCTCCGATCCAAATTGCTCCTGCACCACGGGCGGTGCCTATGGCAACGAGATTTTCATTTCGCTGAGGTCGGGCGAGTACGGCCCCGTGGCAGTGTCGAGCTCCGACGGCTCTGGGGGCGCCACTCTGTCGGACTACCAGCACTGGGTGAAGATCGGCAGCGTCACGTATTCCTGCTACGAAGGATCGCTGAACAGCGCGCAGATAGCGGCCAACGTCGCGGCGCAGATCAACGCCACGGACCCGAACTGCACGGCCACCGTGGGAGGTCAGTACAACAACGAGATCCTCATTACGCTGAAGGCCGGCATCGCTGGCCCAGTTGCGGTGTCGAGTTCGGATGGCTCCGCGGCGGCATCGCTGACCCAAGGCACGAGTGCGGCGACCATCCTGAACAACATCGCCGGCCAGATCAACGGAACAAACTGGGTGCTGAACGGCCCCGCCGTGCTCAGCGCAGCCGTAGTGTTGCCGAATCAGTTGGTCGTCACCGCCACGCCGGGGGCCGACGGCAACATGGTCGCGTTCTACCAAACCGACAACAACAGCAGCAGCCGTCTGTACTTCACCGCGACCAATTGGTACTTATCCGGCGGATCTTCGGACAACGTATCGTGGCACGTTCACATCGACTTCACCGCACTCGGCTGGAGCAGTGTGGACAAGGTCTGGTGGACCATCGCTCCGGCGCTGCCGAACAGCCAGGCGTACCAGTCCACCGAGTGGAAGATGGTGGTCACCAACTGGACCGTGACCAGCAGTCCCGCCAGCAAGCGCGCGCTCAAGGTGGCTGGGCCCGGCTCGGTCCGCATCGAGGAAGACAGCACCTGGGTCAGCACTTCCGGATACTGGGAGGCCGCTCCGGGCAACGACCCCGTTAACGGCGCCTTCGCCTTCTGGAGCCAGGGGCGGGCGATCCGGGCGGCGGCTTCCGGTGCCAGCGTCACAGTTGAGACGCATTGCCAGTACGCGCACTCCATCTACGTCGGCTCGCGCCTGGATACCTTCTGCGGCATCGTAACCGCCACTCTGGACGGCGGCGCGCCAGTGACGCTCGACTGCTACTATCCCACTGCCACCACCTCCCAGACACGACGCCTGCTCTTCTCCGGTGTCGCGGCAGGGCAGCACAAGGTGGTGATCACGCTTTCGGGCAATAAGAACGCTTCGAGCCAGGGTTGGTATTTCTATTTCGATTTCCTCGAATGCGCGGTGCGGAGCGACGTTCCAGACCCGGTGGCGATGACTACCGCCGTGGCGGTGGCCACCGACTTCGACACGGACAACACCTACAAGCTGTCACCGCAGAGGCTCGTCTGGAACATTCAGAAGCTCGGTCTGCTGGGCGAGATCGATCACTACTGCGGCGTCTTCTGGTGGAAGCAGTCGGTGGCGTCCAATCCCGCGTACCCCACATGCACGGTCACGTTCTCCGGCAATTGGAACGACCAGGATGTCGTCTGGCTACACATTGGCGCCTCGGCTATCGGCAAGACGGTGTTCGGCGGGCAGGACAGCAGCAATACCATCGCGCGGCACTTCGCCAATTTCATCAACGCGATCTTCGACGGCGTCTGGGCCTCGGTCTCCGGCA